CAGGGCCTAGAGCAGCTGCCATTAATCCCCATTTGATAATATTTTGTTGCTGCTCCGTTGATAACGAGCTGAATTTTTTAGCTAAATCAGAGAGATTGCTTAGCCATGGCTTGACTGCATCAAGTCCGCTTCTAAGAGCCTTGACTAGTGGTCCGCCGAACTCAATAGCCAAGTCTGTCAATTGGTTTCTGAACATCTTTAGTTGTGATTCAGTAGTCTCATAACGTTTGTTTGCTTCATTGGTTAGAGCAGTATTATCTTTCCACGCTTGATTAGAACGTGCAACTGCTGCACCCATTTTATCTGATGCAAGGGCTAATGATTTCAGCATGTTACCTTGTCGGATTCCTTTCATTCCAAGGTCTGACAAAATTCCATCCATATTCTTCCCTTCATCATTGGCTTTTTGTAAACCTTTAATAAATGATTGTAAAGCTTCGGCTGGTTTCTCTTTCCAAGCTTGAGAAAAACTTTCTGATGTAGTACCAGCTATTTGAGCTATCAGTTCTAACTTCTCTTTAGCTCCTTTGCCAACCCCAGATACCGCCTTACCAATACCAGTGAGGGTTTGAACCATTGCAGTACCTCCTGCTTCTGCTTCAATCCCTACACTACTCATTGCAGTCGCAAGGCCTAAGATATCCGCTGTACTTAATCCAGCAAGTTTACCACCTGCCGCTAAACGGTTCGTCATCTCAACAATGTCTTTTTCAGTTGTAGCAAAGTTGTTACCAAGGTCAACAACTGAAGCTCCAAACCTTGAATATTCGTCTGACGTTAACCCCATGATATTAGCAATCTTGGCAATAGCTGTTGCAGCTTCTTCAGCGCTCAAGTTCGTTGACTCTCCCATGTCAATCATGGTTCGAGAAAATGAGAGAATATCTTCAGTCTTAATTCCTAGCTGACCTGCTACTTCGGCTACGTTAGCAATCTCTACCGCACTGGCTGGCAATTCTTTAGCCATTTGACGAATACCGTCTGATAGCTTTTGATAAGATACTGTGGCAGTTTCGTCTACTGTTTTCTTAACTCCGGCGAACGCTGACTCATAATCAATTGCAGCTTTCACTACAAGACCAGCTCCAGCCACAATTGGAGCAGTTACCCCTTTCGTTAATGCAGAACCAAAACCAGAAATGGTTTGTCCCACTTGACTGATTTTATTTCCAACTTCCTGTGCGCCCTTGCCAAATTTAGTGAATGCACTATCATCGATATAAGCTCGTCTCATAGATCCAGCTAACTGTTCATAACGATTCTGTAATTCAGCAACTTTAGCAGCAGTCGCAGTCATACTGGCGCTCGCTTCAACTAACTTTTGCTTCTGTTCAGCAGTGGCTGTAGACACATCTCCAATACTAGCTTTTAATTGATTATATCGTTCGCTCTGTGAACTCAATAATTTTTGGTAATTACCCAAAGCCGAACCAGTCTGGTCCATAAGACTTTTTAAGTTACTGACATTTTTACCAGCTCCCTTAAAGTTATTTTCCATGGCTTTTAGAGAATTATCGACACCCTTTAGATAGGTTTTTAACCTCCCAACGTTTGATTGAAAAGGAGCGACATCTAAGGTTGCTGTGGCGACTAATTCACCAATATTACTTGCCATTCATTCTCCTTTCTACCCAAAAAGAAATGGAAAGGCCTTATCAAGGGTCGTTTCTTCTTCCTCTTGGCTTTCTTTTGTTTCTAAAGCCTGCACCATCAAATCAAAATCTGATAAACGCATACTTTTAATATCATGGATTGTATATCCTTGACTCATTAATGATTGAACCCAAACTAATAAATTATTTTGGGCTTCTTTAGGGCTTAGCCCTTTTTCTTCTTTTTTCCCTCAGCGGTCTCTTTTTCTTCTTGTTTTCCACCGAGGGCTGCAAGGTATAGATTATTCAAGATTTCGAGTGTTTCAACACTTGCTCCTTTCAAATCGTCCGCATCGAACTGCTCACCGTACATTTTCACAAACATATCAAGATATGCTTCATTCAACTCACGATGTTTAGCAGGATTCAACAAATCTTCCTTGTTTTCATACAATGAAGTTTGTCTAACTTGGTGTTCCAAAGCCAGAAGATTGTCTTCTACGTTTACGTAGTCTTTTGAGAATTCCTTCAAAACCCCTGCTTTTTTAAATTTAATTTCAAACATTATTTACTCCTTAAAAATAAAGGCTTGGAATAACCAAGCCTATTCTTATGCATCTTGTCTTACTGCGCCTGATTCAGCGGTTACTGTTCGCTCTGAACTAGCACCGCTTACGACTTTGGGAAGACGAGCTTACGGAATTCAGTTTCTTGGAATTGTGGATTGTCTTCACGACCAACTACGATTACAAGAGCATCGTCATCATCTCCACGGGCCACAAAGCTACCAGATACAGTATCATTCTTAGGATCTGGTGAACCATCTTTAGTTTCCAAATCCATCCCTGGAAGTGAGAACTTACCTTTAAGAAGACCAACCCAGATACCTTTACCATCATCACCAGTTGTACGGAACAAACAAGCGATGTCATTTGGAGTCATCTTCTTGTTGTATTTTTCAACACCATTTTCAACAGTGATACCATAGAAGTCTTTACGAGCTTCACTTCCCAAATCAAGCCATGATACTTCAAGAGTTGTTCCAGTGATACCAGAAGACAATACTACGTATGGTCCATCATCTGCTGTGATAGTGTTCAATTCATTTGTGATATCCAGTTTCGCTGTTTTAATCCCTGGAATCTTTTTAGTTTCTCCTTGCACAAGGTTTTTATTGTCCAAAACCCCATATTCAAAACCACGTAAACCAAATTTTACTTTAGACATTTATTTATTTTCCTTTCGTTTCTTCGAGATTGCTCCAATCAAAAAGACGATATTTTCGAATGTTCATCAACAATCCAATATCGTCATCCATGTATCGAGGTTTCTCATTTGCTGTGTAGCGTTCAAATCCACTACTTTCAAGTACCGCATCCATTCTTTTAGCGATTTGATCAGCTTGTTTAGCATTCTTACACCAAAAGTTGATTGTGATGCGTTGTTCCATTGAGATGATTTTATCATCTGCATACTTGTGAGGTGCTTCATAAGTTAAATAAATTCTTGCAAATGGAGCAAGTTCTTTTTGCTTTAAGTTTGTAGGCTTTTCAGGAATATCATAAGTAAAGATACCTTGTTTATAACCTGGAAACTCTTTGCCTCTAAACTGATTGAAGAGTTGATTTAACCGTTCATCTGCTACCAAAAGTTTATATGCTTCAGTTTCAGCAATCATTTATTTTAACACCTCCCTTATTTTTTGTTCGTATATTTCTTTAGCACGAGGAGTAACTGCATTGATAGTCTTTTCCTCAAAGTCTTGTGCTTTCTGATAGATTGTTCCGCTATCCGGAAACTTAGCACGCCAACCAGTAGCACGACCAAAACCAATATCTTTTGAAGGAGCATCTCCTCCCCCCTTGAAATTACTGATTCTTATATCTTCTTTCAATCGAGTGAGAGTTAGCTCGTCAGAAACTGGAGTATTCACCTCAAGCTCTTTCTTGAACTCTTGAGCTACCTCATTTACCGCTTCACGGGCAACTTTAGGAGCTTTCGCTTCAAGTTTAGTAAGGTTTTGAAGACATAAATCCAATCCCTTCGTCATGAAACCATCACTCCTTTAATCAAGTCAATTTCCTTGTTTGCGTAGTCACGTTCAATAGCAATAATTTGATATTCATTGCCATCAAAATCAACGAAACAAGAATTGTCAAAAGGTAACTTTGGTAGATGACGAATTAAGAAAGTTTTGGTGTCTTTGTGTTCTGACAACCCACTAGCTTTCGTAACCGTTGCATTTTCACGAAAATCTTTAATAGAGGTTTTAGATACTTCTGCCCAGCAAGTATACAGGTCCTTCCTTTCGAAATCTAGTACCTCTCCATCTTCGTTTTGTCCACCTATTCTTTTAAAAAAAGTAATGCGGACATTCATGTTACGTGTCCGCATTAACTTTCCCTCCGTGTTCTAAGTTGGTGAATAATGTTCAAAACACCGTTCGCTAATGGATAACGCATGGTGTCCGCTGACATTCCACGATGTTCGTACTCTTCCTTGACTTGCTTTTTGACAGCTAATCGGAATTTCGCATAGGACTCTAAGTCTTCAGGTTGTAGTTTGTTATCGATAGCGAAACAAATTTGCTCCCTGGCTGACTCAATAAGTTCAAGTAGTAACTCATCTTCAAAGTCATAGTCGATTTTACAATACAACTTAACTTCTTCAAGAAAACTATTCTTTTTATCTTCCATAGCTCTAACCTCCAATTAAGGCTAGTAGTTGCTCTTTAGTTTGTGACGAATTGTATGAAATTCCTTTGCTATCTAAGTAAGCCATGATTTCTTGTTTGGTGCTACTTGCGGTTGGTACTGCTAATGCTGCTTCTGACCGTGAGACACCCCCACTAATTGGGGGAGCCTTAGGGCATAGTTACAAAGTAACCAGCTTTAGCATCTGCTTTCTTCACGTCAAAGCGCACAACTGCTTGCAAGTATTGACCGTAAATTTCATTATCAGTCCAGCGAAGACCCAATTCTTGACGGTCAGCAAAGAGTACCGCACGTTGTACATCACCGATGAAAGCTTTAGCTTCACCAGCTACACCAAGCATTGTATCAGCAACTACAAATACTGGATGTCCAAGGAAGGCTTTACCTGATGCAGAAACAATAGAGTCCTGGAGCAAATAGCGACCGTTCTTGTCTTTCAAAGTGTCCAATTTTTGGTAGAAACTTTGAGAGACTACAAATGAAACGTTGTAAGCTGGGTCAAGGTCAACATTCAAAATAGCCTTGATTGCATCTAAGTCTGCTGCTTGTTTTTCTTCAAAGGTTTTCAAAACAGTACCGATTACATCATTTGTAGTGTTAACCTTGATTTGGTTAGCTGCTTCAGCAACAATAGCAAGAAGGTCAACGTCTGCATCGTCAATCGCTTCTTGTGAAAGCGGGATAGCGCCACGGTAAGTTTTGACTTTCCAAGTGACATCTGTGAAATCTGGTTTAGCAAGCGCTGGGTTCTTTTCCAACTCATCTACGCTTGCCATATTAGATGTGGCTTGCTTCAAGATAGGGTATGAACCTTCGCCTTTAGATGCTTTGTGAACTGTCACGAATTGTTTAAGATCAAGAATCGTCTTAACTTCGCGCATTGGTGTAGTAACAATTTCCTTACTGGTTACTTTTTCAGTGTTTGCTTTTTTCAATCCATCTTGTGTCGGGTTCACTGCTTCATTCATAGGAATGAGAAGGTCTTTCCCTTCAAGTTTCAAGTTAGCATCCGCAACCGCACCTTTAGTACGTACCCATTCATTTACAGATTCACGGTAAGATTTACCTTCTGCTTTTACTTCGTGTTTTTCGCCAGCTGCTTGCGCTCCTGCGCCTTCTTCTGCGATTTCATAAGTTTTCAAGTTTGCTTTTGCTTCAACTTCTTGCGCTTTTAGTGCCTCGATTTCAGCACGAATTTCACGAGCTTTCTCAAGATCATCAGAGTTCAAAACAGATTTCAATTCATCTGTCTTAGCTGTAATTTCAGCACCGATATTAGCAATCTGCGCTTTAAGTTCTTTCATTTTTTCTTTAAACATACCTTCTTTTCTCCTTTTTGGGTATAAAAAAGAGAGCTTATAGCCCTCTAAGTAGTTCTTCTTTTTCGATTTCTCGTAGCATATTTTTGATTTCTGACTTACGCTTGCTACGGTTAGCGTAAAAGTCATCAATAACTGCTTGTGGTAACAAGCCATTTTCTAAGCTCGCTACTGCACCAATATCATCAAAGGTCATCACTTCATCCGCAAAGCCTTTTTCAACTGCTTCACTAGCCGACATGAAAGTTTCATTTTTCATCATATCGATGATCACTGATTCTTCCAATCCAGTCTTAGCTACATACGCATTCACGATGGCTTGGTCGCTAGATTTAAGCGCATTAGAAGCTTTTTCTAAATCATCGCTATTACCAGATACAAAACCATACAACGCTTTGTGAATCATAATCTGCGCCGTTGGACTGATAAGGACTTTATCAGCTCCCATGATTGCAACACTAGCAGCGCTTGCTGCCATCCCTGTTACTTCAACAGTTACATTCCCTGGATAGCTTTTTAAAGCTGTATAGATTTCACTTCCAACAGTTACTAAACCACCGTTTGAATTAACTTCCAAAACGATGTCGCTTTTGTCATCTGGAAAAGCATCTGTGATAGCTTTAGCGCTGACCGCTTCCAAACCAAAATAGTCATAAGCTTCTTGGCTATTGTTTGGAATCAGTGGACCTTTCATCTTGATTCTCTTTGGCATCCTTTATCTCACCTCCTTTCATTGACTGATATTCTTCTTTCTTATCCAAGAAGACATAATTCAAACTTGACTGGTAACGGTCCATGTTTGGATCAGTAGAACGTTCCTTACCAAGTTCAATCAATGCTTGGTTAGGTGTTAAGATTTGATTGTTCACAAGTTTCACAATCTCATCTACATTTCTACCAGTTACGCTACGAGTGTCGAAGTCAACACGATATTTCCTGCGCTCTTCATCATCGAACACTTTCAAAGCCAATTCACTTGTGATTGCATCGAAATAGAACGGAAGGTCATTCGTTACATAATCTTCAGTCAACTGTGCGACAGATTGGTTGGGGCTATTCACTCCCAGTTTAAAACTAGGAACTCGCAAAGCTTTGGCAATCTGTGCGGTCGAGAAGTTATTAGATGTAATCAACTGCAAGACATTCGTATCAATTTCAAGTGGTGTATATTCCTGTGTATCATCAAATACCAAAGGACTGCCACCAGTTGAACCTTCACGCATCTTTTCAAAGTCCATACGGGCCTTTTGCCTAGCTTCGCCATTCAACTGAGCGCCTTTTAGTTTGATAATTCCACTTGAGAAACCATCTCTAAAGAATTTAATCAAGGTATTCAGACCGCCGTTTTGTAGGCTGATTTCATCACCTAAAGACAACAGCGGAGACCTACCCAAAATAGTATCGTGACTAAAGAATTTCCAGTGGATGACCTCATCAGCCACACAACAAATTTCACGGCCATTTAATCGATCTCTGAACGTGTAAATCAATTCATGGTCGTCAGTTTCCTCAACAGTCGTTTCAGACGGTCTAAAGAATTGAAACTCTAGCGGCTTACCACTGATTGGATCACGTAGAATACGAGAGAATGAATTACCAGTCAAGATTGTATTGACGGTCATCGCAAACTTCCATTGTCTTGCTGATGTATTGCTTGTGGATTTGACATTCAAAAGATAGTTCATATCTTCATCTTGCTCAATGTTGCCCATTAAATCCTTTTTCAATAATGGAAAACGAGCCACATCACCAGCTATGATTGATACAGCGGTTAAGACATCGCTATTCTTTAAGGCAGATATACCAGTATATTCAGGACTTGAATTACCAGAGATAACCGAAGAGATATAATCGTCATAAGATAATTTTGACGAACCTAAAGATTGAAAAAAAGTCATTTATTTCCTCACCTCCTTTCTGTTTTTGAGCATAAAAAAAGCACCAACTGGTGCGAGCGTAATTACTTCCAAAGATATTTTCCTATTTGCATAGAGAAATCCGAAGAATTATTTTTTGGTAGATTGTAATTCAAAAAGAATACAGCATTCGACTTTGGTGACACTTCTTTAACTTCACCTTGGCCTGTTAATCCTGAAACCTCTTGCAACCCAATATAATTCAACGCTTCATCTCCAGCCTTTGCTACAAATTCTTTCGGGCTGAAACTGGATTTTCTATCTGTATTGTTTTCTAAAATGATTGCTACAGTAACTTGACCGTCATTCACATCCATATTTCTTACTTCGATAGTTCCTTCATCGAATATTATTTTTTCACCGAATTTTTTAGTTAAAACAATATCGTTATTTGAAGTTGACTCAGTATTTTCTTGAGAGTTAGAGATATTATAAATATCTTTATCTTTCGAACTATAATACAAATTATGTTTTGCCAATGCATTTGTCAATTCAACATAATGTGAATCGACTACAAAAACCATAATCATAAGAAAAAAAGAAAGAAATCCAAACAATATGGTAGTCCAGAATAAAGGCTTTTTATAAACTGGACGCTCTGGTTGTTTAACTTGTTCTTTTGTCATGATAAAACCTCCTAAAATTAGTTCATTATATCAAATTTTGTAAGGCTTTTCAAGGCTGTTTTGTTTTATCAATGTACGCTCCGAGAAAACAGAGAATCAAGCCTGTGGCTATATATCCTATTACGTCCCCAATTAAGAACAAACCGTAAATCAAAAACATTAAACCGATTAACAATAAAACTGTGTGAATATGTTTCAGTAATCTCAAAATAGCGAACCTCCTTCCAAGATTTTCTCATTCGTCCAATAACCCGTTCCATCGAACGGTTCTAGGTAACAAGCAGCATAAGCATCTAATAACGCGTCAAGAGGGTCGATTTTATTACTGTTTTTATTTTTATCAATCCTCATACCGTTATTATCGACTCTAGTGTATGCATTGTTAATTGCCATTGTCAGCAACTGATTACCACTGTGTTTGATTTTACCTTGACGGACATCATCGCGGAATTGTTTCGTCGGCATATTCAAGACCATGGTTGTTTGTGGTATCTGAACAAGTGGCCATTCTGGATGTCGTTTCTCAATCATAGTTAGTAGCGAACCGAATTGATAAGGGTCAAAGTAAATACCTTGTAACTCCCAATCATTCTCGTAGACCATTTCCTCGATTTTCTCAAGCACGCGCTCATCATCGATAACCCCACTTTCAAGCATGGTGATCTCACACTCACCCATTCTTTCAAGGTTTGTATAAGAAACACCGTCTCTTTTTTCTTTTGCGATTAAGCCATATTTAGTGGCCACAAAAGAAAAACTATCCGCATACCAATAATCATCCATCATAACCATTGGAGAAATAGAGAATAAGTCGCTAGATCTACCAACATCGACACCTAACCACACTCTACGTTTTTTGGTGTTTGGTTTATCAATCTTTGCACTCGCCCAGCTTTCTTTATCCATGTAAGATTCTTCAGAGGATTGTCTCCACATATTAAAATTCTTAACAAGGACTTCATTGACTGTACCAGTCTCAAGTGATACTTTCCTACGTTTTCGTAGATAGTCCATCATCTTTTTACGTAGTGCTTTTACTTCCAAAATCGGATTTGATTTTATCCAGTTAGCTTCATCTGCAATCTCCTCTTCATTGTCTTGTTCAGCAATGAATGCAAAGTATTCGTCATTCTCAACTTCTTCATCGAGAAGTTTTTCAATATACGCATACTCGATTGTGTGCATTGGCACGTTCAAGTCCAATCCAGCTGTTGAAATAATCAAAATCAATGGATTGTCCAACTGCCCTTGACCAGATTCGAGAAGTTCAATCATCTCATTGGTTTTGGATGCTGCAAACTCATCCAAAATTCCTACATACGGTTCAAATCCATCGACTGCTCCAGTCTCACGACTTAACGCTCGTACATAGCTTTCGTCATTTAAATTTCTGAGTTCATCACGTACTATCTTCGTAGCCTTCCTGATATCTGAATTTTGACTTCTTAAAGCATCCAACTGCTTACGGATCATATCATAGGCTATACGAGCCTGAGAGCGGTCATTTGCCGTACAAAATAACTGACGACTCATTGCAGGGTTCCGACCAAATAAAAACTCGTACAGAGCAATCCCTGCAACGAGAATGGTCTTGCCATTCTTTCTGGCTAAGCTAATTAGTGCTTTTTTAAATCGCCTTATTGATGTGTCGGTTTTTTTTCGCCAACCGTACAAACTCGATA